GAGGCTGAATTCCTTGGCTTCGTGCAGCCCGGTACTCGCGAACTTCCGTGTCCCATTTCTTCCTATGGGAATACTCGCCACTGCTTTGCGTCACACGCACCGAAGGTGAGTTTGATCGCAAGCACTCCGCGTACGACGAATGATCCTGCGTTTTGCAACCGCTAGCGCAGGTAGTCACTTACTGCCCTTGACCAAGCTAGGTGTATCCGCAGGTCCGAATGGTCCAGATGCGAGTGAGGTGAGGATCGACGCAAGCGCAGCGACTGCAGCCACCCCACCAACCTGTGCCCAGTCGACCCCTTGAAGGGCTGTTTCGCCGACCACAAAGAATGCAAGTCCTGCTTGGGCTGCTGTTTTAACAGCACGTTCGATCGACTCCTCTATGAATTGCTTGCTGGTGAAGAACACTTACTTCAACCCCTCTACGTCATTCTCTAGCTGCTCAACGTCGTCCTCGAGAGCAACCAGATTTGATTTCACTAGCTCCATGTCTGTCGCTAGACGGTCAACTTTCTTATGCAAATCCGCAAGAGATTTGCCACCATTGGCGGAAGGTTGAATCTGGTAGGTGGCCTCTTTGATCTCTTGCACGATTCGCTTCTCAAGGCTCCGGTTAGCCCACCGGATTAGTCCGATGACAATGCCGACTACGGCAGCTACCCCGATGACGAGATCGATGTACGCGCTGAGCTGGTTAGCCACGATTGGTTTCCTTGGGAAATGAGTAAGCCCCCATGTCGGGGGCTGTGAGAATGCTTGCGGTTATTCGATTGTGGGACTTACCGGGTAGTCCCCGCTACAAGTCAGGCGATGCGGTACGCGACGATGATTTTGCCGGGTTGTCCCGCACCACCAGGGCCACCTTCGTTCGGTGGACCGGGCGCACCGCCCGAGCCGCCGTAGCACGACACGTTGCTGCCGCTGATATTGGACGCGACGCACGGATACGACGAACCGTTCGACCCGTGGTAGCCGTTACCCGCGCCACCCCCGTTACCACCGCGTGCGGCAGTAACAAGAGCACCAATGGACGATGTGCCGCCGACCGTGACCGTGTGCGCGCCGGATGGAATGGCAAGCGCGTCATCTGTGACCGTCTGGCCTCGGCCACCCCAGCCACCTGTCCATCCGTAGTGCCACGAAGTACCGCCGTTGCCGCCACCGCCCGCGACCATCACGCGGAACGGAAACACGCCAACAGCCTGCGTGACAGTAAACGTCCCATTAGACGTAAACGTATGAACCTTCCACGTTTCACCCGTGCCGTTGTAATTCGACACCGTGGTTTCCGTGCCACCGCTGGCTGCGTTGTACGCAGCCCACGGGCTGTTACCACCACGCAGCATCTTGATTACCTGCGACGAGCCACGCTTGATGTTGTTCGCTGTATTCCAAACAGGCATCGACTATCCAATGATGACGTAGAGAGTGTTCGCGTCAGGGGTGAGAGCGTCATACTCCGCTTGTGTCACTTCGATGATGCTGGTGATGGAGCCGTCGCCACCGATCTTGCTAGCAGTAGCCGCCGTCACCTCCGCATCCGTGGCAAGCGAAGCAGACCCAAGGTCAGCGAGCGTCCTTGCTCTGGTCATATGAAAACTCCTTGCAAATCAATCAAACGTGGACTACGGGACTAATCACCGGAAGTAAGTTCAGCCACATCAGCCGAACCACCGATCCCGGTTTTGCTCACAAACTCAGGCAAGAAACCAGCCTGATGAATGGCGTTCAACTGCGCCCACTCAACCTTGCCCTGACCAAGGGCCTGCAACTCCGCTTGACGACCGAGGCGTGCCTGCCAGTAGGCAGGCTGCGCCGCCTCAATCTCATCGCGGGTGAACTTGTGTGGGAACTGGTCATACAGTTCAATCAAGTGATCCAGTTCGCGCTTGAAACCACGCTCAGACAAACGACTTTCTTCCAGTTCAATCTCTTTGATCTGCGCCTCAATAGCATCGACGGGATCACCGGAGTCCTTCAACTTGGCGATCTCCGCTTCCACCTTCTGAACAAGCAAGGCAGACTTCTTGTGCGCGAAAAGCGCACCGCGCAGTTCAAGGCACACCTGATGGAAAGCCATCTCAATCGTGTCATGCTGACCGAGAACGAAGTTCTCCAACTGGAAACGGCTACGAGGCTGCATGACTTCTTCAATGGACTCAAGAATGTCGGGCCGAATATCCATCACTAAACATCCCAAATAGGTGCAGCCTCGGCTTGCTTGTGACCGAACGTAGTGGTCTGAGCACTACCAGTGTTCAACCAATCATTGACATAACTAGAGGTGTATGTGGTGTAGTCAATCTTCTGTACGAAATTTTCGTAGGCTGCACTGTCATATCCACCGTGGAAAATTCCGTATCCCTCAAAACTCAAGGCACAACTTCTGGTTATTCCAAATGTTGTGTAGGAAACAGTTGATGCCGTTACGGAACCATAATCAACTTTTGATATGGCTTGCCCAAGAGTAGAGCCGCCATCGATAAACGCGGCAACGTTGTCATCAATAACCGCATTAGCCTCTCGTCGTGTCGGAGAACTGTTAGCAACATAACTCGTAGTTTCGGTAGTCAAGTCAAACATGTCCATGTCATTTTGGTTTGAGGTTCCGTCGCTTCCGCCACCCGAGTAGCCAACGTTATTCCCTGTGTGATGCCAGTAGTAGCAGTCGTATCGGGAGTAATTAGGAGTCATTGCTACTACCGAAAAAGTCTCCGTTGGGTACTCCACCTTCTCGGTTCCGTTAGATACCCCCGTTGAAATTCCCTGCGCTGTGTAACCAGCCACGCCAGCGACCCAAAAGTATGAGCGTCTATCCAAACCGCGCAAAGGAGTTGCCGCAGCACTCACATCGCTCCACGTTTCCGTAGCATGAACGAACTTCAATGCGTCATCTACATAATTTACTCCGTTGATGTCGCCGCACATGATGTAACTAGCGTTACCTCTGTCAGAAACAGCCCCGCTTTGACGAGCCGAGTAAATCATTGGACTCAACGATGACCACGTTTCACCGACACTTTCATAACGAGCAACATCGGAAAGGTGCGCCCCGCTGTACCCACCACACACATAGCCATACTTCTGCATCCACGACGGGATCGAACCAGCCGTAGAAGTTTGCGAACCAATAAGTCGCATAGCGACAGAAGTACCAGCCGTTTGAGCAATCACGGCAATGGTAGAAAATCCTGAAGCACCAATGGAAAAGTTCTTACCAGAGTTACTGGAAAGAGTGTTTGTTCCGTCACCGAGAAAAACCGTTACCTCATCAGAGGCAGTCACCTGAACGTTGCCTGAAGTCTCAGCGACAGTAAAGGTGTGTGTTCCCTTGTCAGTAAGAATCTTCGACAGCAGGAATGACCCGTCAGCGTTCTTCAACCGCTGGATACTCACTAGGAAATCTCCAATCCGCTGATGTGGAAGTTCACGGTCGTAGCCGAAGCCAAGCCCGTGATCGTGTTAGTCGCGTCAAGCACCTGCTTGACCTCCCAAGTGATTGAGTCATTCGCAGCCACGGTCACATCGTTTGCAATCGCAACGCTGTTCAACTCAAGGTCAAACGTCGCGTCAGCGGCAGCGGTGTTCGCTACCGTGATCGACGTAACCAGCGTCTTAGTTGCAGCGGGAACCGTGTACAACGTGGTACTACTGGTCGAAGCAGCCCCACGGAACAATGCCGTAAATGTGTTTGCCATTCTTTCTCCTTAGAGTCCCAACAGGGCTAGTGCTTCCACAGAAGTCAATTCAGTCTTAGTCGCAAACAGGCTGTCAGCCTGCGAGGTTGTGTAAGTGTCGGCCACTTGGAACGACGCGAACGCCACCACCACCAGCACATCGTTCAACGCCGCACCAGACGCAAGCGTCACCGTGTTCGTGCTGGTCGTGTAGTCATCACCGGGCGAGAGCAGGACACCGTTCAAGAACACCTGAATCAGCGCACCCGTAAACGACAACGCGACACCGTTGTCGTCATTCCCCGTGAACGCCGTCTGCGACGCGGTAGCCGTGTACTCATAGGTGACGATGCTCGCCACACTCGCGGCAGAAGCCTTCAACCAGCCAGAACCGTCATAGACGTACATGCCGATCTGCTCAGCCGTGCCCGTATTTAGATAGAACAAAGCACCTGAAACCAGCGGGTCCCCGTCCAAGTCAGTCGTGGGAAATGACGACAAGGAACCGAGGTACTTATCCTCAAAATTATCTAACGCCGTCGCAGCGGCAGCAGCCGAACTAGCGGCAGCAAT